ATTTCTTCTTGTGACTTGCCATATTTGTGGCTACCCTTGCCAGTTGCAAGAATATCACCGCCATTATATTGCTCGGACAATTGACCAAGTGCATCTATAATAGCATCTTCGACTTCTTCAGGAGATACTTTATGCTTCTTTGCTATGTTCTGAATGTTATAACTAGTTTTAAGTACCTTCTGGACATACTCGTCATATTTTCCACCCTTAGCACTTTTCTTAATTTGCTTTATCATTGCTGCAGTAAGTTTATTCTCAGCTATATGTTGTTTAAAAGTTTTCATATTTACCTTATGTAACAATTTAGCTCAAATGGAGTTCCGCTTGTTCCACGATTATATACTTGTATTTGTAATGCCTTGCGTTGCTTCTTATCACCCTTATATAAATCTAAAGAATGACTAACAGTCTTTCCATTCTTTGGTCTGCCTGGGCCCATGCCGACTTTATCAAATCTATTATCATCATTAGTCTGATAGCCATTCTTTGATGCAAAGTTTACAGCTTCTTGAATTGCTGAAGTGTAAGAATCATGATATAAAACATAATCATTTTTGCCTTCTGGAATTGAAGAAGTTTTCCCTTCAGCAAGTTCTTTAGCAATTCCAAATATTGTTGTTAACTTAGCCATTATTTTTCCTATTTTCTTTTTAAATTAAAATATGCAGTGTCGCGTAAATTATTATCAAAATTAATTAATTTATATCCGAATTTGCTTGCCTTTGAACTTATTAATCGTTTATATAATTTTACTCTTGACGCATCATCTGTATCAGTTTTAGATGCTGCAATGTCTATTTCTTCTGGTTTTTGCTTCTTCACAAAATCACCAATCATAGCAATAACAGTAGCAAATACTTTTATTTCATCACCATCGCCAGATGCGTCATATTTCCATAGACCAACATCGGTTCTGGCAAATGAAACATCCCAAACGTCTTGATCTAACAAGTTTGCTGTAACTTCAAAACCATTCTTGCCAATTTGAAAGTTACCGCGCCAGAAAGAATCATCTGACTCTTTCCATTTATATTTAGCAGGCTTATCAAAAACCTCTATAATATATTTATTGTACTGGTTGAACGTTTTCATTTGGTTTTGCGGCGGTCATATCTTGTCGTTTTTGTTGCAAAGCTGCAACAGATTTCTTATGCAATGTACCTTCAATATATTTCTTAAATTGTGCTTTTTTGTTTATCATGTTAAAAAATTTCATATTATGCTCCATACAATAATTGGCCCAAATCTGATTTTTCATCTACAGATACCGAGCCAATAGATATTCCCAAAAATGACATTAAACCATGTAACATCTTTGAACCAAGTTTTTTAATAAAGTTAAATGCTTCTGTAATTCTTTGCCATACTACTTGTAGTATTTTAATTGCAGAATCTTTAATACCACCAGCAGCCCTTTTAGCCTTTTGGTAAAATGCTTTCAATTTACCAAATTCATCTAATTGCTCTACCCCTTCAGATAATACATGTCTACCTAATGAACACTTAGAAAGCTCTTCTTCTAATATATCATTTAATGTAACAAATTCTGAGTCATATCTAATTGGACAATTATTACTTTCAAATACAGATTTATAATTTGCTGGTATCTTTGTCTTTTTAGTTCTCATTGATAGATATGGTTTTGAGCCGCCTCCACCAGTTTTAAATGATACATAAAAGCTATTTGATCTTGCTAGAACCTCAGCATCTTTTGCTGAGTGCATAGTTAAATGTTTTGTTATTTTTCCTTTAGCAGGATCAAATTCCAATATTTGATTTGCTACTGCCCAATTACCTTTGCCAAATTTGCTTTCACCAGTTGCTGCTTCGAAAGCAAAATGAGATTTAAATTTAATATTTTGAAAGAACTTATCAAATTCAGCATTTAATTCTTTAGCATTCAATTGCAAGCCTTCCATCTGTGCTATATCTGCTTCGTCCTGTTTAGATAATTTCTTTCCACTATCTCTTAATGCTTGTAGCGAACTAATGGTACCTTTACGTTGCATCTCACCCATCTTGTCTTGCATTAAAGATACTATCTTTTCTACTGATTTTGGATTCATTGTTGACATTGATATTAGAGCAGCATTAAATGTAGCTTCAGCCTCAGGTGCTTTTGCAGACATCAACTGCGATCCGCCAGCTTTCTTTAATGATATTTGATGTTTTCCAGATAACATATCTGTTTTTGGTGTAGCATTTTTACCACCCCAAGATTTCCATTCTTGTGTAAGAGATGTTGATAAATTACCAGTTTGATTCATTGTAGAAATATTTAGTGCTTTACCTACTAATTTTCCCATTTTGATTGCTTCGTCGCTATAATTGCCCCAGAATCGTTCGATTCTATCCCATTCTGGTGTACCTTCCGACTTATCAACACCAATCAAACCAACAGTGATTAATGCTTCCCAATCTTCACCGCTAGGACCAACAGCACCGCCTGCCTTTTTAAAATTACCGCCAAAGCTACCTTCGGAATTTGATGCAATTTTAAATGTTTTACCATCTTGGCCTTTTAGTGTCTTTTCAAAAACGTCCTTATCTTTGCTAAAACCCCTAGAAACTAAATCAGGCTCGCCTTCTTTATTTGTTACAACTTCCAACACATCACCGGATTTCCAGCCACTTAATGACTGTAATCCAGCAAAGTCTTTTAATATAAATAATGCGCCTGGTGGGTACTTAGATTGTAATATACTTGCTTCAGCGAGGAAAGCATTAAAACTCTTCATATAAATCCCAAATTGTAATATCGTTAAGAGTATTTATAACTGAGATTTGCTAGGCTAGATTTGAAAGCTATCAAACTTATTCTTAGGGCAAGAAGGGGTTGCCGCGGGCATCCCAGAACCAGATACTGCAAAGGATTTAGATACATTATTAGTAACATCATATAATTGCATTCTAGCCTTATTTGCTCCTACTACGAAGTTACGATTGATAGCTATATCACCAAATCTATTCTTTAATTGCTTGAACATGATCTGTTTAGTATCATCTAACTCTTCAGTAGTAATAATTCCCATGAATAAATCAGTAGTTGCTGGTAAGCCATATGATTCTGAAACATCTGATATCTCTACATTAGAAGCATTTGCTACTTGACGACCACCCTGAGTCGCAGTAACTATAGCACAATTAAATTCAACTGCTAATGCTCTCAGCTCTTCAGCTACTGATTTGATATACAGATATGAATTAGCAACAGCAGATGCAGGGAGTCTTGAAGAAGCACAGATGTTCAAATAATCAATATAGATTACTCTAGGTTCAAAGTTATGTTTCTGTTTCAATTCTTTTAATAAGAATCTAAAATGCCCAGCATGTGCAGTTGATGTAGGATATTCTTTAATTACTAGTTTGCCTGGACATTTCTTTTTAATAGCATCAATCTTTTTCATGTATGTTGCTTTACCTAGTTTCTTCAAATCATCAATATCAACATCCATCAAATTAGCATCAATTCTTTCTGCGACTCTTTCCTCAGCCAATTCAGCAGTGATATAAAGAGCATCATTACCATTTCTCATATTATCACATGCCATTGAACACATTGTTCCTGATTTAAATCCACCAGTATTTGAGGACATGAAGCATGTTAGAGTTTTTGTAGGAATTCCACCCTTAGTAATTTTATTGAACATATCCAGGCCAAACTTGATTCTAGTTTCTTTCTTATGATAGAAATCATATCGTTCTTCAGCATCATCAATAAATGCATGACCAACCGAATTATCAAATGTAATTGCAAGTGCCTTTGCCATCTTATCTGGAATGCCAGATTTAGATACTTTATCTTTATCTCCATCAACTACTTCAGTTGCTTCCATTAATACATTAAAGAATGCAGAGTCCTGTACCCACTTTTCAGCTAGGTCAGAAAGATACTCAACATTTTCTTGCCTATCTTTTTCAGCATGAATAGCATTTAATGTAGTGATACATTCATTGTATACTTCATCAGATACTCCACTCTCTTTTTCAATATCAATTATAAGAGCTTCTTTAGTAGGTTGAGCATTATATTTTTCTAGGTAGTTATCTATTTTTTCAAATATGATTTTATAATGATATTCTTGAAAATAGTCTTTAGATAAAAATGGTATTACCTTTCTACAAAACTCATCATTGTATATCAGGCCCCATGTTATGAGGCCCTCTGTGCTTTCAATTTCGCTCATTCAGATTCTTCTTTATGCATCTTCGCCATTTCAGTAAATAAATCAATTACCCATTTTTCAATCCCAGCATCTAGGTCTTTTTCATAACCTTTAGGGTATGGGTTCTTTTCATCTTCCATTACATCAAAGTCAACATTAACAATACCATTATCATAATCCATTGTTTTGACTTTAATCATAACTCCATCAATTTCTGCATCAAAGGGAAATGTGCCGCCTACTTCAATTTTATCATTCATCAGTTAAACTCACATTTGAAATTGCATATTTAGCTTTTACAGCTTGTTTGAAATCTGTTTTGGTAAATATTGGCTCCCAGAACTCTTCTCGGTTAGTCATTTTTTCGCTCATTGATTTTGTGAATGTAATAACACCATCAGAATCAATATTTTCAATGCCCTCATATTTTCCTGCCGAGGGTTTTCTAACATGACCAGTTTCTAATGCTATTTCCAGTAAACCTGAGTATGGATCTATACCTTTATCGAAGTGTACTACTACTGGTATCTTAGATTTTTCTTTTACAAATCGTGATTTATATATTGTAATATTAAACCGATATCCAACTAATTCTTTTGATGTTTTTTCCTGAGCCTTTGAGATAGTCCAGATAGTATCACTAGAATAAAATGGACCAGTACCACCCGATACCACTGTCTTTGAAAACATTTCCTGAGTCTGATATGTGTGATTGACAGCGACGCATGGTAACTTCATCATTTTAATATATGGAGTAATCATTCTGAATAATGATTTGAGTTGTTTTGCTCTAGTCATATCAGCCTTTGATGATTGGTCAAGTGCATCATCAACTTCTTTCTTAGAAGCAATATTACCAATAGAATCAATGAATATGAAAACCTTATCTTGATCTTGATTTTTTCGTTTAGAATTATCTTTCTTTAATTGTTCTAGTTGATTAACCATTTCAAATTTCAACTCTTCAATATTTGATAATGGTATATGGATAACTCTAGAAGTATCGACCCCTGCTGCTTCAACATAATCTGGAGTTGCTCCGAATTCTGTATCGTAATAAAGACAAACTGCATCTGGATTTTCATCTAGATAAGCTTTCATCATTACTAAGCCAAATAATGTTTTAAAGTGAGCAGCAGGGCCCGCCAGAAGAGTTATGCCTGGATATAAGCCGCCATCTAAATCTGCTGATAAAGCAAGATTGATAGCAGATACTGGTGTTTTCGTTGGTTTTACTTCACCAAAGAAAGCCGAATCATCCAATACTGCTGCATCGGATGTGGTAGAATTTGTAATAAGTCGCTCAAGCAAAGATGCCATAATAAAACCTCAAGTTCAAATAGATATGTATATTGTATCAAATATATTATATAATGTCAAAGAATATTCTTTATTTTCTTACGCCAATCGTCTTCGTGTAAACGGTCCTTTGCTAATTCTACACGAATTGTTGCTTTGCGAATGATGTGTTGAGCAGAGAAATTCTTTCTCTTATCAACTAAACAATTCATACATTCGCCATATTCATCTATTGCCACTGCCTGAACTGTATCATATATGTATCGTAATTCACATGTTGGACACTTACATTGTTGCATTTGTTACTCCTTAAAAAAAGTCTGATAGTGAGTTGGTTTCTTCAGCTTTCCACCCTATTACACCTGTCAATGACTTCAACGGAGTTAGAAAATGTTTCTCAAACATAAGATCGTAGTCTATATATTTGTCTAATTCATATCCAATTGGTAATTCATTAATGAATCCCATAACTGGATAATGTACCTGGTTGGGCATTTTCAAAAACACAATTTTTACTTTTGCCCCATTTTTAATATCATTTGTTTTACTAAAGTGATTATATAATAATGCTGCCTTTGAATTGTATGGTGTTCCTGATTTAAAGATAGTCTTACTATTATAATATTTAGAAACATATGATACGGATTTTGTTTGTGCTATAACTTTATAATCAGACTTGTGATATAGTTCTCTAAATTCGTTAACAAATTTAATTAAATTATCATTATCTGCTTCTTGTAAAATTATACGAATTGCTTCTTTCAATGCAACTCTACATATTTCTGGAAAATCTTTCTTTACTGTTTCCAAACCCATGATTTTTAGTTTGGGTTCTTTATATCGTTCGCCCTCTTTGTCATACATATTAATAGCATATCGCTTCTTTGCCGTCCAGATTCCAGTAGAGCCTATAACCTCTCTATCCATTATCATTAATTGTTCACGGCAACCAAGATATTCTTTTAATCTTTGGTACGAAGGAGTAATAACATGTTGCTCTACATGTTTCATTGACTTATCAAGAAAATCTGTAATGTCATGATTCGATTTACCAGGACCGCAAATCTTATTTGCAAATTCTTCCATGTTCAAATATACAGAATCCGTATCAATATATATAACGTATTCAACATTCTCAGTTAATAATATTTTATTAAAGTATATATCTAAATCTTTAGCAATCCACTTAATTGCTAATTGTCCTGATAGAGTAATTGCTGTTGCTAATTTCAAATCAAAGAATCTAAAATATTGATTTCCAATTAACCAAGTGCGCCGTACGCAGAATTCAACAGGATTTTTAGTACCATTTGTCTGGTGTGATTCAGACTGGCATCCTGTTTTAACTTTGTACGGAGCACTTGCAGTTCTCCTGTAGTTAAATCATTTAAGTTCATTTTGTATTTTATTCCTACAATTATCGAAGTGCCATCTTTTTAAATTATGAAGGACTCCAGTTGTTTTACAATGTGGACATTCACCTTGTATTTGTTTTCTTTCTTTCCATAACTCCTTTTGTGCAATCGAATGTTTAATTTTTGATTCTTTACTGTGTTTACACCCTAATGCACCTTTAACTGCATCTGGATTTAATTTAATATATTCTTTCTGCTGTTCGCTTTTCTTTTTTCTTTTTTCTTCAGTCCAACCATCTTTTATTTTTTGTTTTTCTTTGTTTGACAGCGTAATACCCTTTCGTGCGCTATCATTGGTTTTGTAATATTCTTTTAATGATTCTGCTCTCTGTATATTTGTTTCTATACTATCTTTCATTCCCCTTCGTGCATCTGAACCCGCCTTTGCATTTTTCTGTGCAGCAATTAAATTATCGCCAGATCTTTTTCTTCCTTTCGTTTTATCACTTACCTTCTTTGCAACAATTGGATTATGCATACAATTCGGTAAACCTAAAGAATTTACATACTCCCAACTACCTTCTCCACCTAGGTTTTTATTATAGTGCATATCATTAGCAATGAATTCTTTATTTACTATTTCTGCTTCTTTATTATATGCAGAATTTTTATCAGCATATTCAAATAATATTTCACGTTCAAAATTTTCAATTCCATATTTTTTCTTTGCATTACTATAGTGTGAACCACCAGTCCCTATATAATTGTCATTTTTTATATCATTGGATTTATGGACACCAATATAAATTTTATTATTAATTGTGTTAGTAACTTTATAAACATAGTACATTTTATTTCTCCTTTATACTAAATATTTATAATTTCTATTCTTTCCATTTTATGATAATTATAATGCTCCACGGCTTTTCAATTCTGCTTCAACATCAAGCAATGTAATCTTTGCATTCATCATTTTATCTTTAGCGGCCTTTCTCTTGTTATATATTTCTTCCATCAACTCTGACATGAATGATTGTTTTTCTGTAGAAAATGATACGCCATTTGCGGCATAAGAAGTTTTTCCATCCAATGCAACTGTTTCATTCAATAGAGGCTCTACATGGTCTCCATAATTATTAGTATCCATAATAGTATCAGGGCCGATGTTCCATTGTCTGATGATAGAAGGATATAGTGATGCCAGGTCAAATGATACTACCCATTTATATAAACCGGGCTTAGGTGTTTTAACGTATGCTCCTGAAAATGATTCAGATTTATTTGATGAACGACCGAATGGCACAATTATATTAGTTTTAAGTAAATGAGAATATATTATAGAGTCCCATGTTTTTACTGGACTAAAAGTATCTTCATAATTAATCATTGAAAAATATGCTATATCAAATACAATACCAAGCAGATTTAGCTTTTCATCGAGTCGTTTAATTAACTCAACATCTTTAATATTATAATCAATAAATTTCTGATAATCAGTTTTATATAATCCGTGCAGACCTTTTGCTGCATCATAATCTAATTTCTTCTCACCCAAAATAACATATGATATATGGTCTAGTGTGTAAAATTCTTGATTTTCAAAAGTATGCTTTTGGAATAACTCCATATAATCCAATTGAGCAATTCCGTATATATTATGTTTTTCTCGTGGATTACCATACGAATCTTTACCTTGCCGAACTTTTAATATATTCCATGGCGACAATTTCTTAACTTTATCTTCACCAAGAAGAGCAGTCATTCTATTGATCATATAAGGAATATCAAACCCTTCAGAGTTCCAGCCAGATACTACATGGGGATAGTCTTCAGCCCAGTCATTTATAAATGCTTGAAGCAATTCAGATTCATTAGCAAAATGAGAATACTTTACTTCTCTTACAAAGTGTTGTATGGATTCATCTGAGTTTTCAGGATTCCATAATCCAACATCTCTTGCGTCTAACCCGTATGTATGATAGACATTACTAACAGTATCATACCAAGTGATAGCATTAATTGGATGCTTAGCTTCCTCAGGCTTCGGGAACTCATCTGGTGAGAATACTTCAATATCAATAATTGCAGTTTTAATTTTACTTGTATCATACTTTATATCTTTATAATTTTGTTCAAGGAATTGGAAACTATAATTATCCATTCCGTATATTTTAAAACCATCTACATTTGAATAAGTATCTGCAAACTCTCTTGCGTCTCTTATACTTTCAAAGCCTTTCCTTTCTAACGGATTGCCATGAATACTATGGTATTTAGGATTTGTATTTTGTGTAGGTGTATATAAAGTAGGTTTAAATTTAGTTTTATAACTATGGGTGGAACCATCTTCATTAATCTCACGGATTAATAGGGTGTTGCCATAAGGTATTACTGATGTGTAAAATGTCATTATATATTTTTCCTCAGGTGCCATCCCTGGCAAGTTAATCATTTACGATTATTATTCCTATGAATTGTCAACTTTAATCTTTTCTTTTTCATTGAGTATTTGTTCAATAATACTTTTCGCATTTTCATCCTTTTTTTATTTCATGTAAATAAAATGATTTAGCTAGTATTTCAAGCTCCCCAAGTGATGCTCCATTAATGAACTCTATATCTCCCTTTTGAAATGTAACACCTTGTTCAGATGCATGATCTGATTCTTGAATGACCTCTTGGTCTGGTCGAGTGATATGAATTAGTTTACCATTATGCTTTCTAATGAAATCTGCTTCATTCTCGAATCGAACATCTGGTATTACAACAAATTTTAGCCAAGGTGACCTATCAGCATAATAGTCGATACCCACCTCTGCACGCCTCAGCCAGATATTTTTATCAAAAACATCTCGGGCCATGTCTGTCCCTACTAGCTGAGCCATCTTCCGTGGAGAGATTCCCCACTTTGGATTTGGTATTTCTTTAGTAACCCTACAATAAAAACTATCAATAGGTATTCCAAACATTGCCGCTGCAGCTTCTTTGACTGGATCTGCAAAAGAATATCTGATCATTTCGGATTTTGACAAATTAATTAATATTTCTGCTAGCGTATCTTTACCAGAACCAGCCTTACCAGTAATGCCTATCACTTCTAATTTCATAATAAATTCTCATTTCAAATATATAGTACAATTGTATCAAAAATATGAGGCTTTGTCAATCGTTCATTCTAACTTTCAGTGCTGTTTTTTTAATAAAAGTAATTTGGTCATGGTCAAACCATGCTTCCTGTCTAGCTTTTTCAAAATATAATGAATATGACCATCCATTAGCATTACCACTAACACTATAGATAAATGCCTTCTCTATCTTTTTACCCATAGAAGATACTGTTGGAGCTGAGACAATATCGCCAATGTTATATGGCTTGCCTTTTGCTTCAACAATAGGAGGTTTAATCGTTGTATATTCATTCAATACTTTGTTTATTGTGTTTATATTTGCCATTTTGTTTTAATCCATATAGTTAAAATTTATGAGTTTATTGATATTACCAGGTCACAGTATCAGGAACATATGACCTAATTTTGTTAATTATATCCTTGTTTAAATTCTTCATAGCAATCTGAGCTGAGCCTTTCTTCTTAACTTGGATATAGTTGGCATCTTTTATATATTGACCACCGCGGCCAGACTTTTCAAGATTGCTATCTACTTTTACTTGGTTAAATGCTATGAAAATATCGCCGTTCAGATATTTTTTTAGCTTGCTGCCCATGGTTAGTAGCTTAGCGAAAGTCAGTGATGCACCCTCATGTGTAGCTAGCATAATTTCAGATGGCACAACGCGTGCCCTGTCTTGGTTTTGTTGCATCGCAACTTCAAATTTGTTCATCACCCATACAACATGAATATTTTCTTTAGCATATCCTAATTCATTTAACATAGTAGATATAGTTTTAACCTTACCCATATCCTTTAATGTTACATCAAATATTAGGTTTGGTTTTCTAGTTGGATCAGCAGCAAGTACTGAGCGATTTACAGTACTCATTATTTTCTTATCTATTTTATATAAATCGCCTATAATTGTATGTATTTTAGTTACATTATCTGGATTGCGTAAATTTAGTTGTTTTACATCTACTCCAATTTCTTCTTTTACCTTACTAGCAAATACAGTAGATGCGATTGCTAGCTTCTTCATTTCATCAACATCAAATACCTTTCCTTCAATTGATAATAAATTACTTAACACAAATCCCTTTCCAGAGCCTGCTCCACCTGCTAGAATTACTGCATTACCAAATTTAGGATAAGCCTTGCCACCAAATTGAATTGCTACTTCAGATAAGAGATATTCTTTAAATGACTTCATTTTACATTCTTCCATTGTAGATAATTGAACTAATGTTCGCTTAAAGTTAGTATGTAATATGACCTTGCCGCCCGCCATTTCAAATGGTTGAGTTGATTTTCTACGATCATCAATCAGAACCGAATTAGGTTTTACATAATTAGCTTTCTCATGAGATTTCTTTACCCAGTTGAATTTTACGCTACTGCTTATATGCTTTTTTACCCATTGCTCTTTTTGCTTTGCATTCTCTCTGCTATCAAACTCAGATACTGCTGTGAGTATTTCAACGTCGTGGCCCATCTTAATTAATTGGCCCACGAATCGCTTGGCACCATGAAACATTGGTAGCGTACCAAAGAAACGTTCACTTGCGAAGTATGGCTTATAATTTTTCAGCTCATTATAGCTTAGTGAACTTACTTTCTTTTTATATTTCTGGTAGAAGCCTTTTTCAAAATCTGCTAAGACTCCATCTAAATCTACATATACTTTCATTTTGATCTCATTTTTAATGTGTCTGCTAATCCCTTCTTTGCCTTTGGTAAAGAAGCATATGTGTATATATAATTGCCACGAGCAGCATCCCATAACGACCAAGATAATGCTTTTGAAGCAGTACCAGATTTGGTCATATTTAATGCTTGGGCGCCGGCACCTATCTTATATCCAGTTGGATCAATTGACCATGCACCATCTGTACTAACATACTTGTGATCCATGGCAGTCATTGTATAAAGGTGCCTATCGACAGGTTTAAATGTTATTTTGCCAATCTTGAATGGTTTTGGCTTAAAATCTCTACCACGAGCTTCTATTAAAAATTCGCTGAAAGTTTTCATACATTGCCTATTGAATATTTGCTTTCTAAATTCCATTCATGCTTTTCTGCATGTCTAATAATTTTAATTCTAGTATATTCATCTGTTTCCGGGAGCTCAACAGTAGTTTGACATAAGCCCCAGTCTACTAATAATTTTACAATTCCATTTCTTCTATTTTCATCTTCTTTGGAAAATGTAGATTCCCTACCATCTAATGCAAATAATTCTTTGAAACTAACTATAAAATACTTTCCACGTTTATGCAAAATATGACAGGATTGCCAAAGTGTTTTATTCTTGAAAGATGCTATTCCAATTCGTGTTAAGGTTTCTTTTACTTTTAAAAAATCATCTGGATGTTTCAATGTCACCTCAATCATAGTATCAGGCGACCAACTATTATTCTCGCTCATATTAATTCCATTTGTTATTATTATTCTTAATATTTATAATAACAGGCTTGTTTGGAATTAAAACTTACCACCAGTAGATAATTTCTTTCTTATATTGGTATAATCTTCATCTGATAATAGTTGAGAGTATTCGATAGCCCTATTAGTATTGACTTTATAATAATCTTTTATCAAATCAATCAACTCATTTTTTGGCTTCTTGGGCCATCTGCCATAGCGTTTTTGTTTTGGTAATACATTATGATAATAATCGTAATGCATTTGTTTTGATATGCCATGGCGTTGATTCATTTCATTTGCATCCATGATAGAACTAGGATGTAATGACATCGCGAGGTTTATCAAAAATGGCGCATAATCTTTTTCTGCAAGCCAATCGTCACGAAGAATGTTTTTCTTTTCATGATTTAAGTCATTAAGAAAATCAAATAACTTATAACTCATTATAATCCTCACAAGGTATATATTTAATTGGCTTCTTTAAACTTTTAGCATATTTTATTTCTGCAGTAATACCAGTTGACTCTTGCCAGCCTGGCATTTGCAACACCCATATTTCATCACATGCATCTATGTATTGGTAATCTAATATTTCCCAAAAATCCCACGACCCTGGCATTTTATTTTCTTTTGATATCTCGTGGCAATGTGCTATCGGTGAGAATACTGGAATCTCTTGGTTAAGAAACTCTGCTGTACGAGTTCTAGCATATTTTGCTCTTCGCTCCATCAGTTCTTCGTCTGCGTTCAAAGAATAAACTGAACATAAATATATCATTAGAACCACCCGCCATTCTTGATTATTAGTTTATATTGTGCCATAGAAATCTCCAATATTATAAATATTAGGTAACACCAATTCAGTAGGAACAAAATGGGTAACCAACGGTAAACAAAATACTCGGATACAAAAATCTAAAATAGGCTTATTTTTAAATGATAATTCTGATTGGTATCTTGGTCGTAGTTTCCACCGTAGAACACAATTAGTTAGTTCTTGAATTGGCATTCTACCATTAACTCCACTAATGCTGCTACAATATTGATTTCTGGATTAGAACAAAATGACCCCTTGTAGTCATAATCAGAAATTATTAGTATTGCCTGTGGAATGCTTTGTGGCTCAAGATAATTATATGCATTGTCATATAGCTTTTGCCACAATGTAGAAGGGTCTAAGCTTGGATTAGAACCAACCCAAGTTCTGATTTCTTTAAAGTTTTTAGTTTTAAGATAACCAATCAACTCCTTATATTTTTGATTGTCCATACTTGACAATATGCCAGAGTCAATCGCTCCATTTGCTGCATACCTTTGAAGTTCATTTAACGTTTTTCTGAAATCAGGAAATTGTAATTTAATAAACTCTGCTAGAACCTTTGAGTCATATTTTACATTATGCTTATCTAGAATGTTTAGACACCTAGTATAAAAGTCAGCCATCAACTGAGGCCCGGCATCCTTGCCGAAGTCAAACTCAATTGTTGAACACCTAGAATGCAGAGGCGCTATAATCCTATTCTTAAAATTACAGGTGAATATGAATCGACAATTCGACCAGAACTCTTCTATCAAGCCACGAAGAGCTGGCTGGACTGAATTGGCATTCAAGTAATCTGCTTCGTCAAGTATGATAACCTTATGACTAGAATCCGATATCAGAGATACTGTGGCAGCAAAATTCTTTACTTTAGTCCTGAGAGTATCAATCCCACTTTCTTCACTTCCATTAATAAGGATGTAGTCACAACCCAAATCATTACAAAGGGCCCTAGCAACGGTAGTCTTTCCCGTACCAGGCCGTCCAGATAGTAACAAAGAAGGTATTTCTCCAGACTCAATAAAGGTCTGGAATTGTGCTTTTAATGCACTGGGTAAAATACAATCAGATATAGTTTTGGGCCTTTCATCTTCAACCAACAAACCGGGTATATTGCTCATCCTACGTGACTACCGGGTTCTAGTGCTATATAATAAGTTAAATCAGTATTCAGATTCTCAAGTTGTGAAATGTACTTGCCATTCTTGCCAGCAATTGTGACTGCATAATCGCCATCAATTAATTTAAGATTTTCAGTACGGAATCGAAACTCAAACTCTTCTTCAATATCAGTAGAACCAACATCTTTACCATAGTTATTTGAAGTTGAATTCTTTGCATCTGTAGTTTTCAAAACCAATTCGCCTTCGTTATTGATAAGAATCAAATCAGGAAGTGACATTACAGATGCCGCTTTTTGCAAAGAAGAAAGAGCATCATGAGTCAATGTAAACTCTAATACCTGATCGAGTTTATCCATCGCTGGAGTTTGAGTTGAGATATTGATTAAGGTGGGGTCTGCAAAGAAATAATTCAGAGCTGAATCATCATCTGACAAAGTAAGGTGAGTCTCATGAAACTCTAAATCTGGTGATGTGAATAATACCAGAGTACCTAATAACTCATTAAGATTATAGATACATGCATCAGAAGGAAACTCTTCAGATATAGTACCTCTTGCCATAACGTTACCAGCATTAGATGTGGTATTAATACGATCACCTTTATATAAAATTATTGATTCATTTATTGACGCGAAGTTTTTTAATATTTCACGGGTCTGGTCTGAAATTTGCATAATGTTTGTTTCCTCAAGTTGTTTTTTTCAGATATAGTACAATTGTATCAAATATCTTAATGGTTGTCAATGTTAAATCGTATATATGACTAAGCCGACCATCCTTGGTCGGCGAGTCAACCACCACCTCTAGTGTATTCTTTTAAAAAGGAACCGAGTTAGAAAGTGGTGCAGTAGTTGAAGAAGGTATTGCTGAATCAGAAGCTTCAGTAACTTCATCACCAGCTTCAGTTTCTTCAGCTACCTGATTAGCCTTTTCGTCTATGGCTTCATAGAATGAAGTGAATGATTCTATTTCTTCATCATTGAATCTGGAAACTCCAGTTTTGATTGCCAGCATTCTATCTCTGCCAAAGATCAAGTAAGAAGCTAAAATCTTCGTTGCTCTTCTGGTAGTGATTAAATCATCAACAGATTCGTCATAATAGGCTTGTCTAACTGCTTGTGCCCAGTCGATTAAACGATTTATGAAATCCAGATCATCGTCCAAAGGTGCTGCTCCATTTAACTCAGCCTCTAATACCTTGGTCATGATCTTAACTTCTTGAGCTTTGGTTGGGTATTCCTGTTCAAGACAAATGCTGATTCTATCAAGCATCGCTTCGTTAAGAACTCTAGTTCCAACAAACTTCCCAGTTTCATTACCTTTACCTTTGGTATTGGCAGTTAGGAAAACTGTAAAGCCAGGAGCAGGTTCAACCTTACGTCCAGTCTTTTTAATGAAGTAGCCTTTGCCTTCCAGAATAGACTGAAGGCACATGATTTTATCAGAACCAAGATCAATCTCGTCAAGCAGAAGAACTGCTCCTCGAGTCATTGCCTCGATAACAGGACCATCATGCCAAACTGTCTCGCCATTGATAAGACGGAAACCACCAATCAGAGAATCTTCGTCAGATTCGATAGTGATATTAGTTCTGATATAATCTCGTTTGGTTTTGGCTGCTGCCTGTTCAACCATGAATGTTTTACCATTACCAGATAATCCAGTAATCAGAGTTGGAAAGAACTTTCCTGACTTGATTATTTTAGTTACCAGATGGAAGTTACCAAAGGCAACATATTCAGGATTAACTGCAGGAACCAAAGATTCTTTGATCACTGGAGCAGGAACAGGAACAGATGTTGCAACCGCAATCGGGGTAACCGTTGCAGGTGCAGGTGTAGGTACTGGAGCTGAAGCGACTGCTGAAATAGCAACCTCATAAACTCCTCGAGCCACTTTGACCTTCTTGGCAGAAGCAGGGCAAGGAAAACCCGAAGCAACTAATTCTTTTATTTGCTTTCGAGTAATTCGAGTGGTACCGAAGGTTGTTAAAGAAGCCTCGGCAAATGCTTCATGTTTTTCAATAGAGGTACTCATAATAATTCCTATTAGAGGTGGTTAAAAAGAGGGCGGCGTTCTCCGCATCTCTCAAGTATATTATATCAAGTGTAAGTTGAAAATGTAAGGCTCTAAATGTAACAAAATGTTTCAGAATGAAGCCGCTGTATAGCAGGATTTCAGGAAATAACCATGATGTTACCATTGACCAAGTCCTAAAATCCGTTTAGCAGCCGCTAGATTCATCGCCATTTTAGGCAATTGAATCAATGAATGAGCTGGCGAAGGATTTATTGATTTTCGCAGCCTGGGATGAAGAAGTCAAATTTTTCTTAGCCATCTTAAGTCTTGCCTTCTGGTCAAGATTATCAGTGATACCTTCCCCAAAGTCAACATGGGAAGTGTTTGATTTATTGTTTGATACTAAGAATATTCTATCAAATGCATCCCACATTTTGTTTTTCTTTGAGTATTCTAAAATACCCAATTTAGTATTTTTGGCAAAAGTTGATTTAATCATATCAGCCTGTGGATCATTAAATCCGTCCATTATTCCAGTAACCATGTCATCACTTGCTTTTGTTGCCAGGATGTAGATGTTGAATACTATCTCTGGAATTTGAGCCTTAATGATTTTACCAGCTAAATTAGTAAGAGTAAATCCACCATTTCTATATCCGCCGATATTTTTCGGAGTAGTGATATATTTGTTATTTGGTAACTTAACGTGTATTTCACTTTTATTCCAATGAGCCTCTAATAGTCTATTATGTGATTCACCATCAGTCAGAACCGTTGCAGATAACTTATCCAAGTTATGAGCTGCTTTGAATTTCTTCAAGACAGGAACTGATACAATCAACATATCGTTCATAGGTGTAGAGCACATGTCGATATATTTGCTATGAGAGTATAATCTTTTAAGAGTTTTTTCAAAAGTCTTTTTATTCATTCCAGAATTCAAAAGTTCAACTAACTGGTCAGAACCGTATTCGCCTTGAATAGAGTCTCTGGTATCTCGAGCAGATTGTTCACTCCAACCAGGAACTAAATCAATAAGACCTTTAATCATTCCTGATGTAAATCCAAATACCTTGAATGGAATATTTGAGTTTCTGCAGAAATGAGTAAGTGCCATTGTTTGTCTCAACACGTTTTGAATTGGCTTTCCGTACATTGAACCAGAAAAGTCAAGATATAATACGATTCCGTGATTCTTACCATCTTCAACAATTTCATTAGAAAGAAAAACATCATCATTATAAGAAGCTTGGAATAATTTATTAATATCCAGCATTCCAGTATGAGATACCTTAGTTCTTGAAGATATTGAAGCTGCCATCTTCATAGCGAATTGTGAACTTAAAGAAGAAACGAATCGTTTAACATCTTTAAGGTCTGATTCATAATCTTTGCTTCCATATTCGTTAGATGTTGAATTCCATCTGTTCAAGGTTGCATCTGTATGTTCGCAATGTTTAACGAAAGTATCAGCAGAAACATATGTTCCAGCCAACTCCAAGTCTTTGATAGGATAAT